AAGGCACAAAAGAAGAAAAAAAGATTAGATATAATTATTGCGCTGAAGGAACTGGTTGATGTTTTAGAACGCCTCAAGACAAATAGTAATATTGGCGAGCAGTTGTTGAAGGGGATAGATATTAAAGAAAGAGAGGGGGCGCGTGATAAAGGAACAAAAAAAATAAGAGAAGAAGAGGTAGCGGAGGCTATAGCTGAGGCGGCTGTTAAAAAATATGAGAGAGTTAGGGTATTATTAGAAATATATGATTATAAAATGCAGTTAGATGGTATTAATGATATTAAAGGTATGCTTAGAAATAATCTTGATGATATGATGAACAGAATTACATTGGAAATTACTTATGCGATTGATACAAACACAGGTGATGATTATAGTGCGATAAAAAAATATATAGTTGATGGTATCAAACAAATTCTAATTAATGATGCAGGCACAAAGTATAATTTAATAAGCCTGCTTTTAACCTTAAGAAAGTTGATATTATATGAGAATGAGCAAGACAGTTTGAAAGGCAAGGTTGAATTGGATAATGCCGATAATCTATTGGTATTGTTAAAGACCTATACAAAAATATGTGATAGGAATATAGGCAAGTTTGATAGATTGTTTAAACAGAATGACATAGTTGATATAGATGAGGCGTTTATGATTGAATCGTATGCTACCTTTTTAAACAAATTAAATAAGTTAAAAAGAAATTTGGAGAGTAAGGACAAAGGCAAATTAGAGAGGGCTTTGACAAAATCACTAGACAAACTATTCAACCTATACGGTATTAATGATTACGAAAAATTAATTAATACTGATAGTACTGCTAATAATGACGCACAAAACTATATTAAGAAACTGATAGACGATTATTAGTTATTCTTATATAGGATTTGCGAGGGATACATCATAGAGAACATCAAGTATGGTAATAGAACGATGTTAAGAGGTGTCTCCTAGTATTATCTAGTATTACTATTATTTATTTTTTATTATCTTAGAAACTTTTAACTATTTCTAAAAACTTTTACAACTTTATATATTTCTAAAAGTTTCTAACTTATCTAAGCCTCGCTAGCATTCCCTAAAAATACCTAAGTAATATTATTTTTATCTTTATTACACCAGTAATGATAATAGATGATAATTATAGACATCATCTAACATCTAACATTTAACATTTAACAATTATTAAGACCATTCCTTATATACGATAAGATAGAAAAAAGAGACCGGCAAAGACCGTATAATATTTAGTTGGAATAAGCAAGTCCGCCCATACCCGAGAGGATACGGAGAACATTATAATTCACGGCGTATATGCTGATGACACCAGACATACTGGACGATAGCGATAGGACGGCAGTATCAATACGGGACATATTGAGGGTGCCTGAGGGTTGGTGCTCCTCGGGCTTGAGGGCGAATGAATAAACATTAATGCCTTGGTGGAACTTGTCAGGGGTATTCTCGTGGTGCTGATAGGGCTGGACGAGGGAGAAATACTCACCCTTGCGAGTAGCGAAGCGGTCATTACCGTTAAGCATTATCTTAGCGCTAGTAACAGGGTTGGTGGAGTCAAGATGGTCATTATTAGCACGAGTATCGCCAGCAGTTGAGTAATTGTTCCAATACACATCCGCTGAGGTATTCTTGATAGTCCAGACAAGTTCCTTACACGGGTGGTTGAAGTTCATACGGATGCTCTTCATAGAGTCACCAGATGAAGTTATGGAGTCAGCACCGGTGAATTGAAGTTGCTCTATCAGGTATTCGTGGGACAACTGGGCAAAACGGCGGCGCTCATCGGTATCAAGGAATATGTAATCAACCCACAGGGTAGCCTTGTCAAGGCGCAGGGCGACATTATTATTAGCAAAAGTGCTGTTGCTAACATATGAACCAGGGGTGCCGGTTGTCTCCTCCTCATAGGTATAGTTTTTAACGCTAGTATCCTTCATACCAGCCTCGTTTTCGTATTCAATATTGATTTTAACTTCGTGGTATTGAAGAGCGATTAAAGGGAGAGCTAGACCGACATTACGGCAGAACCAGAACTCAAGAGGCACATAGAGTTCATATTCTTGACCGGATATAAGTTTAGTTGAGATGTTGCGGGGATTAGCACCAACCATAGCATTATAACCGTTGCGCTTTCCTATCGGGAGCGAAAGTTCATTCCAAATGTATAGCCACTCTGAGTAATGCTTGTCTATGCGTTGTCCGCCAATCTCAAGTTCAATCGTCTTTAATAGTTTATGACCGAAGTTAGGGACGAGAGCAACGGGGGAGGTTCCGGCAGTTCCACCAGTAGCTGTAATAACACCGTAGAAATATACACGATGGATTAAATCACCGTTGCGGGTGATTTGGAAACTTACACGAGAACCGAGAGAATTGCTTCCAGTCGGGGTTTGCTCGATAGCCTCAATAGCGAAGTTAGTATGACGACGATATACAACTTTGAAGAAGGTAATTTGAGGATTACCAGTTAAATAAACATCCTGTGCTCCGTAAGCTACTAATTGAAGAAGACCACCACCCATTTACGCTATATTCTTTATACTATTAGAGGAGAAAAAAAAAAGGGAATAACATTCGTTATACATTCGTTATACATTCATTACTCATTACATTAGTATATCCATTACATCTAGTATATATCCATTACATCTAGTATATATCCATTACATATTACCATTATATATTATTTAGTTAGAATAAGCAAGACCGCCCATACCAGAAAGGATACGGAGAACATTATAATTAACGGCATACACATTTAAAGTGGATGACATATCGGTAGCAGTTAAGGTCGCGTTAAGGTCAAGAGAAAGGGTAGCAGTATCAATACGGGACATATTGAGAGTGCCTGAAGGTTGGTGCTCCTCTGGCTTGAGGGCGAATGAATACACATTAATACCGGCATTCGTCGGGATATTCTCGTGATGCTGGAAAGGCTGGATGAGATTGAAGTATGAACCTGGGCGTCCCGAGAAACGGTCATTACCGTTAAGGATAAGTTTAGCAGTTGTGATAGGGTTCATCGCAGTTATAGAACTTGAACTAACGGTCTTGTTGTGTAGAAGGTTCAAGTTATAAGGGGCGTTAGCGCCTATGTTAATAGCATCCTGTGCGGTTGTGTAGTTGAACCAGTTGTTGTTGGTTGTTTGCTGAGTGGTTCCTGAAGCGACTGACTTCTTAGAAGCGAACCATACAAGTTCCTTACAGGGGTGATTGAAGGAGAGCTTGGAGTTTAACTTAGTTGAGGAGATTGATTCAGAGCCCGTGAATTGGAGTTGCTCTATGAGGTATTCGTGAGACAACTGGGCGAAACGGCGGCGCTCGTCGGTATCAAGGAATACATAATCAACCCAGAGAGTAGCGTTAGGGAAGGCTGAAGCGTCGGTGCCTGCGCCACGGCATAGAGCACCAGTCTCAAATTGAATGTTAATCTTAACTTCGTGATATTGAAGAGCGATTAAAGGAAGAGCGAGACCGACATTACGGCAGAACCAGAACTCTAGAGGCACATAAAGGGTCTCGTCTGTGAGAAGTCCGCCAGTTTGACCCACCATCTTATTATAGCCATCACGCTTTGACTTAGGTAACGAGAGTTCGTTCCAGACATACAGCCAGTGTGAGTAGTGCTTGTCTATCTTTTGTCCGCCAATCTCAATCTCAACAAAATTGATTAAGCGAAGACCATAGAAGGCGCATAACTCTACAGTATTTCCCGTGGGTATCTTGAGAGAAAGATACATACGATGGACTAAATCGCCATTACGAGATATTTGACAAGTAACACGGTTGCCGTATCCAGGAGTGCCGTTGAAGGTTTGTGCGATAGCCTCAATAGCGAAGTTAGTATGACGACGATACACAACCTTGAAGAAGGTAATTTGAGGATTACCAGTTAAATAAACATCCTGTGCTCCGTAAGCTACTAATTGAAGAAGACCACCACCCATTTACGCTATATTCTTTATACTATTAGAGGAGAAAAAAAAAAGGGAATAACATTCGTTATACATTCGTTATACATTCGTTATACATTCGTTATACACTCATTACAAAGTAATATATATATATACATAACAATACTGTATAATATTTAATTGGAATAAGCAAGTCCGCCCATACCCGAGAGGATACGAAGAACATTATAATTCACAGCGTATATGTTGATACCATCATAGGTTAAGGCAGGGGTGCCTGAGAGAGCAGATTTTAAACCTGCCTTGGTGGTAACCATAAGGGTTGCGGTATCAATACGGGACATATTGAGAGTGCCTGACGGTTGATGGTCTTCCGGCTTGAGTGCGAAAGAATACACATTAATACCAGGATTGCTAGGGATATTGGTGTGATGCTGATAGGGTTGGACGAACGAGAAGTAGGTGCCGTCACGAACGCTGAAACGGTCGTTGCCGTTAAGTTGGAGGATGGTATCGGCGAAAGGAGATGAAGCGGCGATTTGTCCTGAATTGTTGCTGCCAAAGTTGAAACCAGCCATATAGTTAGATGAGGAGAAGTTGGTAATATTAATATTACCTGCAACAGGAGCAGGGAGTTGTGCGGTTATGATGCTGCTGGTTAAATCAACATTATCAACGCTAGTGTAGTTATACCAGCAAGCCTTCTTTGCGAAGTTGTTGGGCTTGGCGACCCAGACTAGTTCCTTGCAGGGGTGATTGAAGTTAAGTTTAACACGGTTAGTAGCACCGCCGTTAAGGGTCTCAGTTCCGGTGAATTGGAGTTGCTCTATGAGATACTCGTGCGACAACTGAGCGAAACGCCGGCGTTCATCGGTATCAAGGAAGATGTAATCAACCCACAGGGACATATCAGTAATGTCGGCAACAGTACCGGTGGGAGGGGTGCCTGAAACATAGGCTTCCGAATCGGTAGATGCGGACGGCTTTAGGGAGATAAGGCAGTTTGCCTTAGTCTCAAAGTCAATCTTAATCTTAACTTCGTGATATTGAAGAGCGATTAGAGGGAGGGCGAGACCGACATTACGGCAGAACCAGAACTCTAGAGGGATGTAGAGGGTAGTATTGTTATACGAGGTGATATCCTTGTCGGCGCCAACCATAGTATCATAACCGTAGCGCTTGCCGCGGGGCAGGGAGAGTTCGTTCCAGATGTATAGCCAGTCGGAGTAGTGCTTGTCAATTTGTTGTCCGCCAATCTCAATAAGGACGGACTTAATAAGACGGAGACCGATATAGTTAACATAGCGAGCGCCTTCATTATTATAAGCAGTAAGACCATCAATACCTGTAATCTTGGGTAGGGCAACTTGGAGATACACACGGTTGATTAAATCACCGTTGCGGGATATTTGACAATTAACAGTTTGTCCGTATCCTACGGTGCCGTTGAAGGTTTGTTGGATAGCCTCAATAGCGAAGTTAGTATGACGACGATACACAACCTTGAAGAAGGTAATTTGAGGATTACCAGTTAAAT